CCAGCACCATCGGTCTATGTCCAGCTTCACGCCGCACCTGATGATTGCGCGCTGGATGACCGGGAGGCATGGGCGGCGGCTAATCCTGCGCTGGGCGCGTTCCTCAATGAGGATGAGTTTGCGGACGCTGCGGCTATGGCCATGCGCTCGCCATCCTTTGCACCTGCCTTCCGCCTGCTGAACCTCAACCAGCGGATTGCAGCCGAGGGCCGGTTCATCGAACAGGCGGATTGGGACGCGAACGGCGATCCCTTCGACCTGGCCGAGATGGAGGGCAAGCGATGCTATGGGGGCCTCGACCTGTCCAGCACGCGCGACCTGACCGCGCTGGCACTGTGGTTCCCTGATGAGGGCAAGCTGCTGGTCTGGCATTGGGTGCCTGCCGACACGATAGGCGAGCGCGTCGAGCGCGACCGCGTGCCCTATGATCGCTGGGCGGAGGATGGCTGGATCGAAAAGACCGTGGGCCGCGCAACGGATCGTGTCGCCATTGCGCGCCAGCTTGCCGATATTCGCGGACGCTATGACGTGCAGGGCATCGCCTTCGACCGCTGGCGCTTTGAGGATTTGGGCAAACTGCTGTCGGATGAAGGGATTGACCTGCCCATGATGGAGTTCGTGCCGGGGTTCAAAAGCTATGCCCCTGCTGTGGATGCGTTCGAACGCGCGGTGCTCGACCGCAAGATGCAGCACAACGGCAATCCCCTGCTGCGCTGGCAGGCGGGCAACGTCATGGTCGAGACGGACCCGACCGGCAACCGCAAGCCGACAAAGGCAAAGAGCCTGGACCGCATCGACGGCATCGTGTCAGCCATCATGGCCTGCGGACTCGCGGCCACCGATGAGGGGCCGCAAGTCTACAAGGGCGATGGGCTGATGTGGGTTTAGATGCCGCCCAGCTTTACCATACCGGCGCGCGGGCTGGCGGGGCTTTTCAACCAGACCGATGCAATGAATGCTTCACGATCTTGGATGAAGCCGATTTTATCAATGGGATAATCGCCGGGATTTTCGTCATCGGTGAGCCGCAGGAATTGCCCCGCCTGCGGCATCGTCTCGAAATCGAAGTCATAGCCGAGATAATCACCCCGCGTCGCGGGATCGGGTATGAATACACGAACCTTCATTGACGGATTCCCCCTTTTATGTCCTATTGAGAGCGGACCGAGCCGCTGCGTCAACAGCGGCCCGGCCCTAACCACAGCAACCTGATTACGAGGTTATCATGGCTAAGCACTCCTTACGGGCGGATTCCGTCTCCGTCACTATTGCGAATCGCCGTCCTGACACGATCGACGGCACCCCTCTCCTGAAAAAGATCGAAGCGCACATCGTCGCGTGCGGGACATCGCCAACTGTGTTTGGACGGCGCGCTGTCAATGATCCCTGTCTTGTGTTCGATATGCGGCGCGGGAGGTGGCTGACCCGCCGCACAGCCTCACGCATCGAATCCTATCTGGCGAAGGGGGCATGATGATGGGCGCGATCAATCATCCCTCACGCCAGCCTGTCCCTCCTGCGGCAATCTCCCGCGTCCTGTCGCGCTTTTCCCGTTCCGAGCTGGAGGGCTTTGTCGCGGTCGCCATCGACTTGCTGGACCTGATGGACGGCGATCCCGACCTGGAGGACAATCATGACGGCGACGACCAAGGTGATCAGTCATGGATCGAATGGCACATGGCGCGCGGAAGCCAGAATATCCTTCCCGGTCATGAGGATGACGAGGACGCCGATCCGGCCGAGGACGGCGATAGCGATTGCTGCGCGGCTGGTGATGATCGGTTGCATTGATCCCGGCTCCCGCTTGCGCGGGCGGGGGCTTATTCCGTGCTTTGCACATAATTCTTGCACCACGTTCCGTTCCGTGCAATACACGGAATGAGATTGAAAGGTGCGTATATGGCTACCATGCCGGAATTGATTGGAGTACTGGAACAGCATCGTGTCGATAGTGGCGCGACGTTGGAACTGTTCGGCCGTCGCCTCCGGGAAGCGAACCGGATCACGAAAGGAAAACGCGGGCGCGGCGCTGCCCACATGACCTATTTGGACGCCGCCCGCATGTTGATCGCTTGCGCGGCGACCGACCACCCGGAGCGCGCCGTTGATGCTGAATATGTATTCAGCAACCTTGTTCGACACTCCGACATGGGCACCGACGCCGATTTCCCTATGACTGTGCCCGACGCCCAGACGCTCGACCATGTGCTGGCGATGGCATTGCAGGCCATTGGCGAGGGTAAGGTTGAAGAGGTTGCCACGGCCCGCTGGCGGACGAAGTTCCCCCAGCCCGAGATTCCCGTGTCCATCAACATGTGGCTGATGGTTCATCGCAGCCACGTCAGCGCTGATCTGCGATTGCTAGATGGTCGCTATATCTACCACCATCCCGCGCTCAAAGCCCTCACCGACAGCACGGCCAATGGTACATTATCAGAGGTTTACAAGGTTGCTACCGATGCCTTGAGCCGCGAGACGCATCGCTTCCGCACCGGCAAGAACCTCAGGGCTGAATTCGACGCGCCCCTGTTGCGAACTGTCGCCAACCTAATTGCGGGGGGGCGGCAATGAATAATGCCGTCATCCTACATCAAAGCGATTTGGCTATTTGTTCCCGAATCGTCCCCCATTTCAGATTGGGCCTGTGCTGGCCCAATACCCGCCTCCCGGCCGGGCGCCCCCGCGTCAGGGCACGAAGCATGGGCACACATGCAGGCCGGACCTTTAGCCATCGTCGCGAGACAGACGGCAATCACCGCGCCGGGGGCTTCGGTCCCCGGCCAGATTGAGGAAGTGACATGAAAACGAGTGACTTGATTGAACAGAGCGCGGCGATCGAGTCGCGCATGAAGGCGGCTCACGAAGCCGATGACCAGCCCGCGTTCGAGGCCGCTGAGGCCGAATTCAACGCCATCAAGCCCAAGCTGGAGCGCCAGCGCAAGATTGACGCCATGGAGCGCCGCGAGGCTGGCACACCACTCAATGGCGACAACAAGCTGACCAGCGAAATCCGTTCCCGCTTCAACATCGGGCGCGCCATCGCGGGCGCTGCGGGGCTGGCGGTCGATTGGGGCTTCGAGAGCGAGATGCAAGGCGAACTGGCGAAGCGCGCAGGTCGCAATGCCGAGGGTGTATTCATCCCGACCGAGTGCTTCGAAACCCGCGTTCTGACCACCACGACCGGTGCCGAACTGGTGCCGACCGATCACCGCCCCGACCAGTATGTCAATGCGCTGGTAGCATCGGCCAAGGTGCGCGCGCTGGGTTCAACCATCCTTTCCGGCCTCACCGGCAATCTTTCGATCCCACGCGAAACCGCAAGCCCCGCAATCGGCTGGGTCGCGGAGAACACCGCCTTGACCGCTGGCGATGCCGATTTTGACAGCATCACCCTGTCGCCCAAACATGCGGGCGCGCTGTCGGAATGGTCCCGCAACATGCTCATGCAGGCCAGCCCGGACGTGGAAGCCCTGCTGCGCCAAATGCTGGCCCGCAATCTCGCGCTGGCGATCGACAAGGCGGCTATCCTTGGCGGCGGCGCCAATGAACCCAAGGGCGTTTTGGCCACGACCGGCATTCAGAAGCTCACGGCCCCGGCTTCGCTGTTCGACGCGGTGGCCGATGCCGTGGCGCTGGCCGATGTGGAGAATGTGGGCGCATCGCGCGGCCTGCTGACCACCCCGGAAATCCGCAAGATCGCCGCCAAGGCATTGGACGCCAACGGCCTGCCTATCGGGCTGGACAAGGTTTTCGGCGGCGTTTCCTCCACCTTCTCCAATCAGGTGCCCAAGACGCTGGGCGGAAGCCCCGGAACCGAGCATGGCATGATCTACGGCGACTGGTCGGAACTGCTGATCGGCATCTGGTCGGAAATCGACATTCTCGTAAACCCGTTTGAATCGACGGCCTACAGCAAGGGCAATGTCATGATCCGCGCCATGGCGACGGTCGATTGCGCGGTGCGCCACCCCAAGGCGTTCGTGTCGATCGAGGACGTGACCACGGCGACCCCGGCCATGCCGGAAGTGGTGACGCCCTGATGAGCGCGGCGGCATCCATCGAGCGGCGGGCCTTCACGGAGGTCCGCACCGCTGGGCGGCGTATCGAGGGGTATGCCGCCACGTTCAACGCCGAGGCGAACCTTGGCGCGTTCCGGGAGCGCATTGCCCCCGGCGCGTTCCGTTCGGCACTGTCGGGCGATATCCTGGCACTGCTGGATCATGACCCCGGCAACGTGCTGGGCCGCACCCGTTCGGGCACGCTGCGGCTGTCCGAGGACAGCCGGGGCCTCGCCTTCTCGCTCGACCTTCCCGAGACGCAGGCCGGGCGCGACGTGCTGGCGCTGGCCAAGCGCGGCGACCTGGGCGGCATGTCCTTCGGCTTCACGGTCCCCAAGGGCGGCGAAAGCTGGAGCGGCGAAACCCGGACCTTGCGGACGGTCGATCTGAAAGAGATCAGCATCGTTCAGGCATGGCCCGCCTATCCCGATACCGAGATCGCGTTGCGGAGTCGTTGCCATGATGGCCATGCCCTGCGCCGTCGCCGGTCCCTCATTCTCGCGGAGGTGGCCCGTGCGATTGGCTGATCGTCTCCTTTCCCGGCTGGGCTATGAGCGCCGCGACGCCAGCGATCCGTCATGGGCGGCGCTGGCCCCCGGCATCGGTTACACCGCCAGCCTGTCGGCCCGCGCGGCGGAGAACCTCGCCACGGTGCTGGCCTGCACCAACGCTATCGCCAGTGCGATCGGCAGCATCCCCGCGCTGGTCTACCGGAGAGACGCCGAGGGCAACCGCACGGAGGTTGCATCGCATCCCGTGGCGCGACTGTGCCGGGTCGGCGCGAACCCCGGCATGTCATGGCCCGACACGATCGAACATTGGATCGCATCGGCCCTGCTGACGGGCAACGGCCTGCTGGCGATCGAGCGTTCCGGCAATGGGCAGCTATCGGGCCTGCGCTGGCTCCCGTGGGGCATGGTGACGGTCGCGGAACTGTCGAGCGGACGCCTCGCCTATGACTATGCGGACGGGCGCGGCAATGTGCGTCGCTATCTTGAAAGCGAGGTGCTGCACCTGCGCGACCGGACGGACGATGGCAAGATAGGGCGCAGCAGGCTCTCACGGGCTGCCGAGACGGTGCAGGCCGCCCATGCGGCCAACACGGCGGCGTCGTCCTTCCTGGCCAACGGCGCGCGCCCCAGCGGCCTGATCGAAGTTCCCGGCACCATGAAGCCGGAACAGCGCCAGAGTCTCCGGGAGCAAATCCAGGGCACCCATGAGGGCGCGGCCAATGCCGGGCGGACGATGGTGCTGGACGGCGGCATGACGTGGAAGGCGAACCAGATAAGCCCGGAGGATGCCGAGCTTCTGGAAACGCGGCAATTTGCTGTCGTGGAGTTGTGCCGGCTGTTCCAGGTGCCCCCGCCAATCATTCAGGACTATTCGCACAACACGTTCACCAACAGCGCCCAGGCGGGCTTGTGGTTCGCGACGTTCTGCCTTGCGCCCTGGGCGCGCAAGATCGAGGCGGAGTTTGCGCGGAGCGTCCTGCCGACCGGGTACGAACTGGAGCTGGACCTGTCGGGCTTCCTGCGCGGCGACCCTGAAACCCGGTGGAACGCGCACAAGATCGCGATTGAAACGGGCGTGCTGGACGCGGATGAAGTGCGCCAGATTGAAGGCTGGAATCCCCGCAAGGAGGAACCTGCGGGCGTCCGTAGTCCTGCCCCTGCGAACCAGGGAGAACAGTCCCATGTCTGATCTTGTCACCCTTGCAGAAGCCAAGCTGCATCTTCGCGTCACCCATGACGATGAGGATACGGCCATCGCCATGATGATCGCGGCGGCATCGGAAGCCGTGGCGGATATAGTTGGGGAGATCGACCCCGACGACATTCCAGTGCGCGTCAAGCTGGCCGTCCTGACCCGCGTGGCGGTCATGTTCGACACCCGTGACAGTATCGAGGCGGGCAAGGGCGAACTGCCCATGCTGACGCCGCTGCGGAAGCTGGAGGTGTAGTTCGTGGCGGCACGCGCTCAACCCCGATGGCAGCGAGTTCAACGTGCTCAGGGCGCGGCGGATTATGCTGGCTATCGGAGTGAGCGCGACTTCCTCGCAGCGGTGCAACGGGGGGAAATGCCCCCGCCTTTCGAGCATGTCGGTGCACCCGCTTGGGATATAGTCGATCTGGATGCCTACATAGAGGCGATCAAGGCGGGCGCTCAAAGTAAGCGCAAATGGCAGGAAAGGGCACCGGCTCGTGTCTAAGTCGCTCTGGCCCGGCGTGCGCGTTAAAACCGCCAAAGGGAAAAAATATTGGTATTGGACCCGCGTTGAACCGGGAGCGCCATGGGTTCGCCTCCCCTCCCCCTATGATGATGCGGACGGCTTCATGCGAAAGCTGGCTCACTACCAGCGTGTCACAGCCCGCATAGCCGAACACAAGCGCGAGGGGACGTTCGGCGCATTGGTAACGACCTATCGCGGCTCGCGCGATTATGAACGCCTGTCGGCCAATACCCGCATTTCCTATGATCGCTATCTCGACCGCTTGGTAGTCGCCTATGCTGATGCGCCGCTGGTCGAAATGACGCCAGAGGACATTCAGGTTCGTGTCATGGACGCTAACAGCGACACGCCAGCGGCGGCGGACATGATGCTGACCATCCTGCGCGTGCTCTACAAGTTCGCCCTGAAGCGACGGCGCGGGCTGGAGGACTGGACGGCAGGCATTGAGCCATACGGGAACAAGACGGAGCGGGAGCCATGGCCGCTGCATATGCTCGACGCGGCTAAGGCGAGCGATGATCCGCTATTCCGCCTTGCGGTAAAGCTGGCACTCTACACTGGGCAACGCCCTGGCGACGTTTGCAACATGACCTGGAACGCCGTTCAGGGCGGCTATATCCGCGTTCGGCAGCAAAAGACCGGCACGCCTGTCGAGATCGCCATGCACACCGAATTGGCGGCTGAACTGGCGACGGCCAAGCGATCGGATCGGCACCTGTTTATCCTGTCGAATCGGCAGGGCGGGCCGCTCACGTCCAAGGTATTACTGAAATGGTGCCAAGCCTTCACGCGCAAGCTCGGCCGCAACTACTCGCCCCATGGCCTACGCAAAAACGCCACTAATGAATTGTTCGAGGCGGGATGCACTGCGGCGGAAGTCGCGGCCATCACCGGACACAAATCCCTGTCGATGCTGGAGCATTACGGCAAGGCGCGGAGCCAGCCGAAACTAGCGGCTCGCGCCATCGGCAAGTGGACAGAAACAGAACAAGAACGGGAAAACCACAAGGCAAATGGAAAACCACGTCAATAAGGGTCGGAAAACAAAGGCGAAATTCGGATGAGCAATAACCAATCATTATTGCGACGAATTTGCCGAAAGCCACGCCAAATTCCTGACCATGCGGGAAGCCCTGGGCGCATCCATTCCTTCCGCAGGCGTCGCCTGCGCCTTCGAAAGGCAGATGCTGGGTCGCCTGACCGAGGACAGGGCGGAAGGCCCGTTCGATCCCGACTCCCTGACCGAAGATTATGAAGCCGGCCTCCGCGTCGGCGAAATGGGCGGCCGGGGCATATTCGTTCGGATGCGCGACGAAAAAGGCGCGTTGGTCGCGACTCGGGAATATTTCCCGGACACTCTGGACGCGGCCATCAGGCAGAAGGCCCGCTGGATCATCGGCATATCGCTTGCAGGATGGGACCGGCTGGGGTGGCATGGCGGCGCGTCGGAATGGTGGATGCGCATCCGCGACCGTCGCGCCGCGCTGGCAGCGCTCGTGCTGTTCGCGGCCTATCTATCCCTCTTGCTGTGGGCCGCGCTGCTGGTCATCGGGTTTTTCTTTGCCTACACGCCGCCGCCTTATCCCCGAATAATCCACGCATTGTTGCTTCTGAATGGGGGATTGATGATCTGGCGCGCAATCCTGCGCGCGATATTTGCAGCGCATAGCTATGGCTGGCGTCATGGGATCGCCTCGATCCCGCGGATATGCATCGCCAATCTGATTGCGATCATGGCGGCACGCCGCGCTATCTTCCTCTATGTCCGGTCGCTGCTGGGCAGGCCGTTGACGTGGGACAAGACTGAACATCGCTTTCCCGAATTGCGGTCGCAGGAATGA